CTGACTTCATTCGAACTGTACGTGCGACTTTTCCAATTACGGTTGAATCGAACATATAGTCTAGGAAGCGAGCTGATTGTTCTGGATTAAGAAGACCACCGTTGCCAGCCTCAGCTGCTACGTGTGTTCCACTTGTTGCTCCAGTTGATGATGCGAATCCAGCTGTAGCTGTTGTGCCTGCTGCGATTGCTTTTTCTAATGTTTCATTACTCATTTTTATTTCACCTACCCTAGTTAAATATTTCGTTTACGGAACCGAGGAAAGAACCGTTCCATTTTGATTTGTTTACTGCTGGTACAACAGACCCGCCAAGGTCTGAGGACTTTTTAATTGCTGTATCGCCTTCTACGGCATCTACACGCTTTTGAACACCATCAATGGTGCCCTTTATTTCTGTGACAGCGGCACTAAGTGCACTGTGCTTTTCTGCTAACTCTGTAATTTGAGCATTTACGCCCTTGCTAAAAGTCTCTACAGTTTCTTTGATTTCTGAAACCTGTGCTGCATTTGCCTCTGTAGCCTTGCTAAGAGTATCTGCAAAGAATCCCTTTAGGTCTACTAACATTTTTGCAAAATCAGGTTCTTCAACTGCAGCTTCTGCTTGAGGAGCATCAACTGACTTAAAGACATCTACAGAAGCAGAGTCTGCATCTTCCACTGAGTTATCAGCGTTTGGTGCATCTTCGACTGCAGGTGCATCAGATGCCACTACGGTCTCTTCAACGATTGCTGTTTCTGCAGTTACTACTGTTGAATCTTCAGCTGTTACGTTTAGTTTTTCCACTTCATTACCTCCTTGTACGTTAACCTGTTTTGCTATTGTTTGTATTCCAGGTAACGGAACTCTTGACTTCTTAAATGAAGCAAGAATCTTATCTATCTCTTTTGATTTGTTTATGTCTGAGCTTTCGACCCATCCAATTAGCGTAGCTTCTTTTCCAGTAACTGGAGAAGAATACGTTTTGTCTGTCGAGATAAAAACAGAATCGCTTTCTTCGCAATAAAAAATATTTTCTGTAACTACATCTGCTGCCATACCTTTAAATACAAGTTGGCCGTTCATTTTTTCTATTGAAATAATATTGCACATTTCATTTGCTGGAGAATCAACAATTGATAATTCAATTAAATCATAATCTTTAATAAATCTTACAGTTTCTCCTGTTGCTTTATTCATTTCATTATCTGACTCTTTAATTTTTCCGCCAATTGAAAAACCTGAAAGTGTTCCGTCAAGAACTTTCTCCCATGTATCTTGTGCACCTTTAGAGATATATGATGTTACATAAACTCCATTATAAAATTCTTTTGATTTTTGATCGTAATATGTTTCTGGTTTAAAAGAAACTACTTTGCCTACAGCTAGTGGCTGATGCATCTCTCTAAGATTGCCTCTAAAACTTTCAAATGCTTTCAGGCTTGCTTCTGCTGTTACAACATCACCTGTTTGATCTACATTGTCTAATGTAGCAAATCCAGAAACAGTTCTATTCTCCCTATTCACTTTTGTGAACGGGACAGCTAAATGAATGTTTTGGCCGTCGGTGGACCACTGGGCTTTTTCAATGTTCATATGCTTAATTTTAATGGTTTATCTACTATAAAGCAAATAGCAGTTGATTAGGGTTAGTCAACCCTTTTTCCGTCACCCTTTGCATTTCTGCCTTCTCCGACTTTATCGGAAGATGCGGCAGATCTTTCTGAATCCCTAGCCCTAGTTTTGCCAGCAGTTGCTTTTTGATCAGCTGCTTGCTGTGGCTTTAATTCAACCATTTCATCTCCACCGTCAACAGGAATCATTCCTTTTCTAATTCTAACTTCATTAGGCGTAATTACCTGCATTCTTAAATATCTTTCGTCTATTTGAGACTGAGTATCTTCGTCAGTTAAGGTCAACTCTTCAAATTTAATTTTTAATGCATCTGTTTTTTCTTCAATTATTGAATTAATTCTTTTTTCAAGTCTCATTTGAGCTGGACGGCAAACCTGCTCTTTAAATGTTTTATCTGCATCCCTGGCATTTGCCAAAGACACGCCTTCTGGAACACCAATTTTATTAATTGGAACTCTGTGTGCCAATAGAATTTCATCTCTATTTGATTGTCTATAAATATTAAATGAGGACTCTTGGGCACCAGCTTCAACTGGCTCCATTTTAAATTCAACTTTATTGTCTTGAGTGTCGGCTGGCAGAGGGATATATAGTGATCTATGGTTTTTACCCTTTAGTCCAACCTGGAAAAATTCAAGCAATTTTCTTTCTGACTCTGGAGAAAGCTTTGCTCCCTTTACGGTAATAATATATCTTGGGACAGCTTTGTTTTCAAAATAGTCTAAGTTATATCTTCCAGCAAATTCATTTCCAGCAAGCGACATCTGGGCTGCCACAATATCTGGGATTCCGTAATAGTTATTCATTGGAGTGTATTTCTTTAAATGAATAATTTCGTTTGGCCTATCTTCTGAATCACCAATTGGATTAATGGTTTCTGTGTCTCCAAAATTTCTAAAGAATACAGCCTTTCCATAAAGCAATTGCATAAATCCATCTCTAAGTCTTCTTACACGCATGGTTTTTGATGGTATATGTCCAATATACCCAATGTCTCCACCTGTGGTTCTACCAATTTCAAGGTACCCGTTGCCAGTTGCCTCTAAGTCTGTATAAGCCTTTATTAATGTTTCGGTAAACGTATCTTCTTGATTTGTTGCATCTAGCCAGTCTTGAAGATCTTGCTTTAATTTATTTAATTTTCTACGAGCTCTATCTAGTTGCTTATCATCTGTTATTGCATCAATTGCATCATTTGTTTTTCTTGTTTCCATAAAAGAATATCCGAGACCAACAATGTTTGCTACCTTAGCATTAATGGCTGCGTAGTTGTATGTTGAAACTTCATATATTTGAGAAAGGTATTCTAAATTATATACTGGCTGTACAAGGTCAAACATTGCATATCCAGTAACTGCTGATTGTAATAGATTTTGCTGTGTTGCTGCACCATCTTTACCAGTAAATGATTTTGAAAAATCTCTATTTACTTTTCTTTTAAAATTTGTTCCAAGGCCTCTTACTTTTTTAAGGTCATCAATACCAATTGCAAATGGGTCTACGTGTTCTTTTTCTTTCTTAAATGAGAATAAGTCTGAGCTATTTTTAACAGATACTTCGTATGCATCTTCTGGTCCGTCTTCTAAAAATTGTGTCATTTTACAGCTCCCCCTCTTAACATTGAATCTTTATACTCTCCAATATCTAATGGATCTGGAGTAAGACCCCATTTAAGCCTTTCGTTTTGATGCTCAAACTCTTCGTCATCAATTTTTCTTCTACCTGAAAGAAACTTAGGTTGACCTTCGTTAATTCCATAATGTCTAACAGAATCTGCGAGTGCGGCGATTTTAGATCTGTTACCTTTAGTTGATGTTATAGAAAGGAAATTGCCATCATCGTCGCCGATCCATCGGCCATCTGGCATTTCCCATACGTATATGCCTAGACGTGTCTCTTCAATAACTTGACTTTTTTGATTTAAGATTTCCATATGTTAACCAGTTTACCATTATTCTCAACAAAAGTCCATCTTCTGTACCAGTCTATGACAATATTTTAAAAATATTGCAGGCTAGACGTCAAAAGATCTTGTGAAGTAGGCTGTGTTGTCTAGGCCAGTAGCACTTTCTGAGAAAGTTATACCTGGGTCTTGTACGGTAAATGAATTTTCTGAGCAATACAGCTTATAATTCTTTAGAGCCTCTGGGGCCGTAAATGGGGTTTCATAAAATGCTAAATTGCTATAGGTATTAGATCCACCATATTCCGACCCGCTCTGGTTCTGATTTAATTTAATATTTGTAGCGCCTGCGTTTAGTACTATTAAAATGTGATGAGATACTCCGCTTAATAAAAATTGGGATACGTTGGTGGATGTAGTTCTATTTACTCCATTTACATATATTGCACTAATTCCATTTTTTGTTATTACTCCGCTATTTGTCCAGATTAGAGAAGCTGAGGCTGATGAGAATAAAATATTTTTTCCTTCTCTTGGAGTAAAAAACATCTCTATTGTTCTTGGCTGTATTGGGAGGTCTACTGAAAAGCCGTAACCAGATTGCATAGTCAATCCATTATATTTATTTTGCATTCTTACTGGGTAGTTATAATAACCCAATGAATAGTCGTAGTCTGAATATATTTTGCCTCCACCATTATCAGAATAAAAATCTTTATTTGAATATAAGTCAATTTCTAATTTATCAAAGAAAGGGAGGTCAAAAGATGAATCTAGGGTAGTCATTGTTACACGAATGTCTAGTATTGGACCAGATAGGTCTTCATTTTTATTATAATATGGAAGAGCAGAATTGTTTTTACATACTACCCATGGCTGCCCTGGAACTTTAGCTTCTACTAAAATATTTTGTACATCTTGGCCATAAGATATTCTAGAAGAAACAATGTTTTCTGGGTTTGGCACATAAAGTCTTTCTTCAAATACAAAGGTTTTTGTTTCTACTAATTCTGTTTGGGCAAATTCTATTCTTTTATAAGTTGGATTATAATATGCATCTCCCGAAACTATAGAATCTAAAGATTTAGATCCAGGATATCTATATGAGACTGCTGGTTTTAAAAATACAGAATTTAATGAAAAGAATATACCGTTTTTAGAATAAACAATTTGTGAATATTTAGTCTCTTTATACCCAGCTAAATAATGTGCTAAAATTTTTGTGTCTTCTATTTCATAATTATATACTGCTGCTGAATCTACTAAGAACCTTTTACCAGTATTTGCTGGACCAATTTTAGGAGTCATAACTGCATTTGTAAATTTAAAGCCCGCCGTAATAAATTTTTCAGAAGCCAGAGATCCGTTTATGTACAAAGATATTTTATCTTTAGAAAATATTCCCACTATATGCATTACTTTGGTCTTGGCCACTTTAGACCATACCTTTTCTTGATTTGTGCACTTAAATATTACATTTTCATTTTTATAAAATAGGCCTATATTATTTGTTGCATCTCCAATGATTAAGTATTCTGATAGGTCAGAAGGATCTGGACTAAACCATATTTCAAATGCGAATGGATTGTCTGGGCTTTTAGAATTAGCAATCCCTAAAGCTTTTAAAGATAGATCAACGTTTTCATTAATTTCAGTTCCTCTAATACCAGATCCTACTATTGGAATAACTTCCATGTCCGAAGCATCTATTGCATAGCCTTCCATAGAATTTCCAGAATAGTCTACAATTGGAAGTCCGCTAACTGCTGCATATGAAATTCCATTATCTTTTAAATCTTGATAGGTAGAATATAATGAAGTTAAGTTACTATATAGACCAGTCTCTCCAGAACGAACCTCATCTAACAAAAAAAATGCAAGTGGGTTATCTTTTAAGACAGTATATTTATATGACATGTCTTACTTCTCTTCTAGGGCTTTGACTCTCGCTGTAAGCTCTTGTACTGCTTTAATTAATGGTGATATAAATTGATCGTACCTAAGTCCTTGCATAGAATCTTCTTGTGACATATCCATTTTTACCCAACCAGCAAAATCCCCAACACCAGATTCATCTAAGGCTTGTTTTACTTCTTGGGCAATAAGTCCATAATGTGTTCTTGATCCAGGAATAGAAACTATGTCTCCTTCGACAACCTCTTTGCCGCCTTCAATAAACTTATATTTTACAGGATTTAAATTATTTATAAAGTCAAGGCCAAGTGGGGATATGGCAATATCAGTTTTTAATCTTTCATCTGAAGTATTAATGGTTCCAGTATTAGAGTATATTGTTTTCCAAAATCTATTTGATGAAACTCCATTTGGTACATCTGTTGGCTGACCCATTGAATAAAGATTGTTTGCAAAAGGATACCAGTTAGAGTTTACTCCGTATCCAGAGGATGTTGGTATGTTTAAGCTTATTGTTGTTGGAATTGGGTCAATTGTTGCGCTTTCTCCAGGAATACCTTGAGGTCCAGTTGCACCCGTTGCGCCAGTTGCGCCTCTTGGTATTGTAAATGAAAAAATAGCATTTGTTGTTGTTCCAGTA